TTAATTCTTTTCTTAAATGATCTATATTATTATAAATCTCTTGATTCTCAAAAACTAAATTTATTAGAGCAAAGAATTTTTTATGAAAACCTATATTTCTAGGTTGCTTAATATCACAACTAACAATAGCACCTACTTTAATTTTTTTTAAAGAATCATAATCTGAATTATTAGCAGGCAAATAAGATCCGTTACCTTGTTTTACTAAAAAAACTTTCATATCTAATTTAATTTATTAATTAATTTATCTGCTTGTTTAAATGCTTCTTTGTAGGCTTCGTTTCTTGATTCTAAACCAGCTTCTCTAAACGAATAAACCTTATATTTAATGGTGTCAATCCTAATTATTTTATATTTCCACTTTTCAAACATGCAAACAACAGTTATTTCTATTCCCAAACTATCATAATAAGCTAAGTAAACACCTATTTGCATTTCAAAAGGTAGATTATCAAAACGATTTATTAGAGTTTCATAACGAATGCTTTCTTTGTGTGCTTTTTTATTATTTAAAAAGTCTCTAACATACCACTTTTCAAACTGTATTCTATTTTTTCCTATTACCATATCTAATTTAATTTAGTTTGTAATTCCATTAATTCAGCATCTTCTAATTTTGCTTTTCTGCTGCTGCTAAATCTATTTATTATTTCATTTTGTTTAATACTTATTATAGAGTAATATAAAAGCCTTTCAGATTGGTAGACGTATAAACTATCAGTTTTTTTGTTTGAGGCTCTTAAATCGCAATTTATACGCTCTAATTCTCTTTTATTTTTAGTTTCGTATAGGCAGTATAAAATTAACACGCCTATAATTAAAACTAATATTTCTTTATTTGCTTTCATATTTAAAATGATTTATTAATAATTGCCTAACATAAAATGAGTTTGTTACTTGCATCCTATCACATTCTTTACTTAATTGAATATGCAAATCGCTAGGAAGTCTTAAAGTTAATGCACTATCATTTGGATTCATTTCTGATAACACTTTTTTTAAATGTTCTTCGTTTATTCCTTTTCCTATTTCTTCTGGTAACTTATTACCATTAGCATCAGATTTTTTAAATTTATTTTTCATTATTTATGATTTTTATTAAATTCGTAATTCCTTAATTCTTTTTTTGCCTTACTTACTTTTTTAACTAGATTAATATAATTTTCATCTTGTTCTAATTCCTTGTTTTTTTGTCTAACTTCATTTAAAACAATTTGTTCCTTTAGTTCAAAATCAATACCATTGTAAATTTCTTTAGTCATAAAACAATTACACCATTCTTCATTGTGTCTTAGTTCTTCAAAAAATTCTTTTGATCCTTTCATATCTATCTATTTACTTAATTGATTACACCATTTTGTTATATTATCTCCATAAACAAACTTTCCTGTTTTTTCTGAATATGGCATCCAGCGATTATTTTTTTCTTTAACTGGTAACTTTACTCTAGTCTTAGAGTATAAGAACCTACCAACACCCCACATGACCGCAGCTCTTTTGAAAGCGTCACTTGCTTCACCCTTTTGTTTTTCGACTTGGCTTTCAGTCCCACAATCAGAACGCCACACCCACTCTTCGCCTATTTTAATGCCAATAGAACAAAATAAATTACCTTTATGTTCTTCGTATTTACATTGCCATTTTCCAGCCTCTATTGTTTCATCAAGTAAGTCTTGAACATCTCTAGCATCAATATAAGCAACACAATTTGCCCCCCATTCGTTAGCGCTTTGAACCCTCCATTTAAAAGGCATCTCTTTTTTTAAGTTTTCTAAATTCATATCTTAATTATTATTTAATTCATCACTTAATAAATCAATTAGCTTAAATTCTACTAACTCTTTAATCTTTTTTAACTCTCTATCATTTATAGAAATCTCATTTTCTTGACTATCAAAAGTTTTAAAATCCCAAAATTTTAAATTAGTTGGTGCTAAAATATCTTTACAATTAGTTTCTTCTTCTTCTTCTTCTAATAATTCAGTATCATAACTAAAGTTACTTTCTACATAAAACCCCTCTTTTAAAATACCATCAAATAACACTTCAATAAAGCTACTTTCTAAATCTAAATTTTCTACTTCTAATAATTCCATCTTTTTATTTATTTAATGCGTTATTAATAATTGTTATTATTACACTATCCTCTGCATGAGTATCTAATAATTGACTCTTTAATTGTTCTAGCGTATATTCTAATTCTGCTATCCTTTCGTTTTGAAATGTTATTTCTGTTATTAATGTTTCTATTGCTGGGTCCATGTTTTAGTTGGTTAAAATTAAATGCCCTTTAAATATATACTTAGATTTTATTTTTCTTTCTCTTTGTATGGCTAAAGCTTCTTTATAATTCTTTGCTTCAACTGTATTAGTGTAAGTAACTCCATTTATTACTACTGTATTTATGTACTTTTTCATAATTTCTAATTGTTTTAAGTTTTGATTACCATACAAATATACTATAAATGTAATACAAATGTAATACACATGTAATTTATTTTTATATTTATATCTATCTGCTTGAATATCAATAAGAATAATTTAAAATAAAAAAGCCCCGCACATAATATGCAGGGCTAAAAACACAAAAAAACACGGGCAAAAAGTTTATTTTTTTATTTTTTGGTATTTCTCCACGCCTCTCGAACCGAAATAAGATACTATAACTGTTACTAATAAAGTACTAAATAATGTAATCCATGCAGCCTCTACTGTAAAATCTATCGTATCAATAGAATCTACCACCGCAAAAAGTGAAACAAATATAACTAACCAAGCCAAAACAATAGGGCGTATATTTTTTGATAACCAACTATCTGAAACCATATCAGAACTCCAACGCTTTGTAACCTCTTCCATTTCAGAAATATCTAATTTTAATAACTCTTGGGCTGTTGCTTTATCATCTACTGACATTATAGGATCATTCTTAATAGCGTTTCCTAAGTTTTTAAGCATATCCATACCCGTAACATTACCTACTAAATTTAAAACCTCTGGAGCAACTACTTTAATAGATTTTAAAAAATTTCCTACTCTTGTTTTTCCTTTCTTTTCTTTATACTCTCCCATAATTAAAATATTAAATTATAAACCATAACAATTATAAAGATAATTAAAATGAATAATAAAACAGAACCACACCCTAAAGACTCTTCTAAATCTTTAAAATCATTATCTATATTATTCATCCTTTATAATTAACATATCCTTTACCTCTTACAGCTTTTAAAACTTTTTTTCTGTTGCCTTTTTGCTTATATGAAACATGCACCCAATCAGGCTCATTATCTGTTCCATACTCCCATATTAACTGATCAAAATCTAAATTGTTTAAAATGTAGTTGAATATTTGAGAATTACTAACCCTACCCAATCTATTACCATTCATATCAATAGCTTGACCTATTTTATGCTGCGAAGTTTTAGAGCCTTCTAAAACAGTATTTAGTTTTGAACATCTAAAAAAAGATGTAATTGCAATAGGGCATCCAAAATGATTTCTTATAGGCTCAAAAACTTTATTAGCAACCATTTTCATATTTACTAACTCATTATCATTAGGTATATTTTTGATGTTTTTTCTCGTTGCTGTTTCACTATGAACACCCTCGTGCCATGTTACATGCTGGCTAATATTTCTCATAACTATTTAGATTTTAAAGTGTTGTCGTCAATATTTTCTTTCCCATTTTTTTTGCTATTTTCTATATTATCAGTAGTTTTAAATTTATCAATTTTATCAGACAAACTAATGTATTGTTTTCTTAAATCTCTTGCTTTAGATTTAACTTCATCATCAGGAATGTTAATAATAGAATTAGATATATTTTCTATTGTTAAATCAATAGAATTGATTAGTAAAATTTTTTCTGTTTCTGTTATCATAATTATATTATTTCAGTAAATCCTACACCTATTACATCATCAATAGCAGTTTTAAACCATCCACAAACTAAATCCCTAGATCCAGCATCTTCATTTAAAGCAGTCCACTCTCCATCGGTACAAGATTTAGTTAACCTCATTTGTTTAAACTCCTGACAACCTCCAATAAGACTAACATTACTATCCATTGCATCATCATTTACATACAACTTGATAGGAAACATTATTTGCTTAGAATCCTCTATTACAATAGGGTTACATTCTACAATGCAATTAGATTCTATAATTCCTGAATCTAACCTATTTAATTGTTTTGATATTTTTACTTTCATAATTTTATTTTTTTGTAAATATAATAATTTTTTTTATGCAACTCCTAAAGTTGTTACTGTACCACTTGAACCAATATATTTTAATGCTCCACTTTCAACATAAATAGTGCCTCCTCCTGTTGGAGTGCTTGGTGCTGACTGGTTGCTTAAAAATTGCCTACCATTTACATCAAGTATTTCATTTGGGGTTGTTGTACCTATTCCAACATTGCCACCATTAAAAAGAGCAGCGTAATTAATCTCTCCACCGCTAACGCTTAAATCTAAACCTATATTAATAGCGTCATTACCCCCTACGGTTGAATTTTCCCAAGCACCAGTTGATATTATTTTTGCACCGTATTTGTATCTCGTAGGAGCGCCCCACGCAACCACTCTGGAAACATTGTTTGAAACCTCAAACCCAACAGTATCAAAAGGAGGTGTAGCATAGTTCTCATAAATGTGATTAACTTTTAATTGTGTAAGACTGTCATTATCAACACCTATACCTGTAAATCCATGACCTCCAACAACTAAGCCAGTTATTGATCCAGTTGCAGCCCATCCTGAAATAACTTTTAATACATTACTTGTTAGTGATGGTGTTCCTCCTGATGTATTTGAACTTTCAAACAAGGCTATATTGCTATCTGTACAATCATCTATATTAGCTTTTGCATGAAGACATACCGCATTAGATTGACTATTAGCAGCATTTCCATTTATTAAAAATGTCGTTCGATTATCTTTAGCACCTGCAAAAGTTCCTAGAATTGCAGTCATATTTTCTTTAATAATCATTATTTGACTACTTGCAGAATCATTAATTTTCACAACATCAGAACCATCACCAGTTACATGTAGATTAGCCAATGGAGAAGATGTATTTACTCCTACCCTATTATTATTACTGACAAAAAAACCATCAGTATTAACAAACATTTCATTATTGTTAACTTTGAAAAATTCTCCTGCTAAGTTGCTTAAAGATAGTTCGGCAGATGAATTTACTTGATCAAAACCATATCTACCTTTTTCAGCAAATGATTCATTCATAATTAAAAATGCATAATCATCCAGTGCGTTATCCATTCTAACAATAAGATCACCGCCTAACCACGTTGTAGTAGCCCCATTAGAAGTAACTACTCTAGTTTCATTTATATTACCATCAGTATTATAAATAGTTTGCGAAAAAGAATTAATATGCGACATCAATTCACTAACTTTCACTTTCTGACTAGCCGTATAACTTGCTCCACTATCCTCAGTATTGGAAAAATCCAATAGATCATCATTGTGTATTACTGTTTTTACGGGATAACCCGATATTTTATCTCCCATAATTTTATTTTTTAAAAATTTCTCTTAATATATTTATCTTTTTCATCTATGAATTTAACATTATAAGTCTTTTTTGGATTACCAAAAATTGCAGGCTTTTCAACTTCTTTTGTTTTTACAGAAATTCTACGCCATACACTCTCCGCATAAATATTATAATCAGTAATTAGTATTTCATTTGCCAACAACTTATTATAGACTAATGAGTTTGCTATCTCCCAATTTATTTGTTTAATAGATAAACTCCATTCTCTTTCCATTCTGTCCTGTATCTGCTTTCTTTTTCTTTGCTCAGTTACATAAATGTCTGATTCATAAACTGGTGTAGGATTTCCAAAGACTCCTGGCAATCTAAAACTACCTTTCCATTGTAAACCTGTAAAATCAAATTGACTTCCTATAATATTGCCATTTTGTACTGTTTCCATTCTAACTGAACCACTAGCTAATATATCATTAAAAAAACATAGTTTAAATATTCTACTTTCGTATTCAGTAACACTCCCTATTATATCTAATTGGGCTTTTACTTGATACTCTCCAAATCCATGAGCAGCCTGTACGAGTTGCCAATCTAATAAATATCCTACATAAAGTTGTTGTTCAGCAGAACCACTAGGAAACCCATTAAAGAACTCTCCTAGCGTATTATTGTTTAAATCTGCTACCTTAATATCATCTTTGTATAATTCAATATCTACCGTATCTACTGCAACAAATCTTTTAAATAAAAAATCATTCTTATCATTTTTCCAAAAATCAGTACTACTGGGTTCTGTAAATACTTTTTCAATGTAATCGCATGCAACAAAATCACAAATACAAAACTCTGGTATATTAGATGTATCAGGTTCTGAAATAGATGGACCTAATAACTTATAGGCGTTACCACTTCCAAATGTATAAGGACTTGTATTTAATAAATTCTCTATAATCATTCTATTACTTTTTGTATTGATGTTTCCGTATCTTTTAATACTGATGTTTCAGTTTCTTTACCATCTCCACTCACTAAAGTATCTCTAATAGTAGATGATAAATTATAATTAAATCCAGATATAACTAAAGCTCCATCTATTAAACATTCCATAACAACATTGCCACCTACTAAAGTTAAATCTAGCAAACTACCAACAGAAGCCTCTAAAATTTGTTGTCCTGCTGGTAATGGTAAATTAATACTAGACATTTCTGTTATATCATATCCAGCTTGTCCAGTTTCTTCTAGTCTGTTTATTCCATAAATATTAGCTAATGATGTTACTGGACCACCTGAATTAGTCCATGTAGCTCTAAATAAAGTATTTTGCCCTGTTAAAATAGATCCTCCTAAAGTTATAGTTCCACTAGCATCAAATGTTTCTATTACACAACTCCATATCGGTATAGGATTTCCATCTTCTTCATAATCATAAACCCTTATATTAGGACTTAAAAATAAATAATTAGTAAGTCCTGACACACCTAAAGGAGATGTACCGCCCAGATTGCTAAATACGGCTAATCTTATCTCATAATTATTAAGTACTGAGTAATTACTTGACTTATCATTAAAGTTATTATTAGGTTCGTTGGCATCAAAAAATATAGTATCAACATCTAAATTTAATAACCAATCCTGCCATGATGTTTTTTGAGCGTATCTACCTGAATACTTTTGAAGTCCAGCAGCTTGTGATCCTACATTTATTGTAACATCATTAAATTGATCTCCTGCCCTTAAAATATAATTTCTAGTATTAGCCTCTATAACCTGTTGAACGCCTCCCGAAACAACAGCAGTAGCAGGAGAAAAAGAATATTTATCTATCTCCCAATATTGACCAGTAACAGTATTATAAGCCACTATCATAAAGTTCAATGAGTTCATGTAAGCACTTAAATTTAGATTAATATCAAATTCAAAATCAACTACTAAACCATCTTCATTCCATACAGTTACATCTGTATTCCCTGTATCAACTCCTATCTGTTTTTCATGTGGAAATATATCAAACTTTGTTACGTGCATTAAATCAAATATATCAGCGGATTGACTATACAATTCAACATCTGCCAATAACATTACCCTATCTGAATTACCAGATGACAATGTATTATCTCCAGCCTCTATTCCCAATACAAAATAAGTAGGTGTATTTTGAAATTTTTGTGCTAAAAATGATTGTTGAAGTGGTGAATATTCCGTTATAATTTCAATCTCTAATGATCCAGCAACTACGGTAGCCGTTAAACCTGTTATAAAACTACTTGAAGTACTAGGAAGCCCAGCAGAATTTAAAGCCCTATCATAAATAAAATTTTGTGTTAAATTTGATACTGTTGTGTTTTGGTATTCGTTTTGATCTGGTAAATAAGATATGTAAGCCCCGAACCTCTCAGCACCTACAAATGGACCTGAATTTCTATCTACCGTTACTTTAATTCTTGTTTCTCCTCCTATTAATATCCCAGTAGTTGAAGCTGTTGTATTTGCTTCTTCATAAGTTACTGATGTTACCGTATAATCATTCTGAAAACCTGTAAAATTTTCATCAAACCAAGCAACAGCACCTAAAGAATCTTCAAAAATAACTTCTTTTTCTGTATTTGGATTACTTAAAGTAGTTCTAAAACTTGACTTATAGACATATTTTAAACTATTAGCACCTGTTAATATTGGTGGTATTACTCCATTTTGTAAATTAGATAATTGACCATCTAAATAATATGGTACAATCATAAACTCGTGTTCTATCTCAAACCTTTGAACAAAAGCAGCAGGATTAGACACAAATCTAACTTTGCAACTTCCAGTTTGCCAATCTTTATAAACTCCTAATCTAGTCATTGTAACAAAACTAGTATCTCTTACACCCCCACCAGTATCAAGCCCAATACCAGCAGCATAATATCCTTGTGAGTTTCCAGATACGGCTGATATAGTGTTAAAAGTATCTCCATTTTCTATTAATCCAAAGTTATAAACTAAAGCCTCTAATGGTGAATCTCCAAAAATAGTAACAGAAGTAACACCAGCAGGAAAAGAAGTAGTAGCACCCATGTCTACCAACATTAAATCGCCCGCAGTATTCATAGCAAGTATATCACCGTTATAAGTAGTTAAGAATGTCGTAAACCAGTAAATGTCTACATTATCTCCTACACTAAAACCATCATTTCTAAAGTTTCCAGAATCTCTAACAATTGTTAGCTGTGTACCTGCAAAGGTAAACGTCCAAGCAAAGTCTGCAGCAGCACCATTAGGAGCTGTATATTGAACGCTCCAACTAACATCTACCTGTTGAATAAATTTAACTTTTTCCATTACGCTACCTGTTAAGTTCGGCGTAAAGTCTAGTAAATTTGATCCAAATCCAATATCATTTTTATACTCGTTATAGAACTTTTGACTAGTTACTAATACATCTATTGGCATGTTATAAATTTTTAATTTTGTTAATCAATTCCATAGGGTCTACATTACCACTTAAAATATCATCTAAACTTTTTTTACAAAAATCTCTAGTCTTTTTATCTTCAATGTTAGGTATTCCATTTTTAACATCTCTTATAGCCCTGTCCATAATGCTTTCTGCTCCTTTAGTAGTATCTTTAATAAACTTTGAAAAATCACTATGTAAATCTTTTCCTTTCATATTATTTAGGATAAATGTAAGTTTCTTTTAAATTGTTAGTATAAATCTTTCTAACCCAAAAATCAATAACAGCTTTATCATCTCCTATAGTCCAATCAAAACTCATTATTTTTGCATCATCTCCTTTGTAATTAAAATAACTATTATCTAATAATTGTTTATAATCTTCAAATCCAAAAGGAATTTCAACTCCTTTATAATAAATCTTTTGTCCTAACCTATTATTTAATACAAAACTTTTTTCTTCATGGTATTTTTCATAAAGTATTTTCGCATTCCAAATTTCTCTATGGTTAAGAGGTAAATTAGAACCTTTCAAATATAATAATTTTGGGATAGTATGCCAATTATTAGACTGCTTCAAATCTCCTAATCTAGCTTCTATCTTATCTGAAAAAGTAGTAGAACCTCCAAAGAATCCTATAACAGCATCTATTGATCCTGCTACATCAGATAGAAAACTTTCTATTCCATTAAGTTCATCCTTTCTATTACCTAAAGCACCTTGAAACTTAACATCATCCAACCCTTTTAATAATACTGCTCTTTCTCTTAATATAGTTAATGGGTCTGTTTTAATTTCATAAGCAGTACCTAAATAGTTATCAATAGTCCATTCATCATTTGTATCAATAGAAAAAGATAATAACCTTTCAGATTTCATATCATCTGTATTATATTCTAATGTATTTATTAATACATTTGGTAAAGTCCATGTTGACTGCTGAACCCAAAATGGATCATTCTTACTTCTTAAATGAACATCATTACCAATTATAGAAAGTTTAGCATTAAATAAATCTTTACATAATTGAAACATATCCTCACAAATATAACCATAATCAAGTACATTAGGAATACCCGATTGAGTTCCTTTAGTAACTGATATAAAACCGCCCGCAGTTTTTTCATCTAAATTAGGATTACTAGGTAAATAATGAACATCATCCATTTCAGTTATTGGACTTACAAAACCATATCCTAAGTAATTACATACAACTTTTAAAGCCTCTCTAAGACTTATTGCTTTATGGTTTCTTTGTGGTGGTATTAATATTTCAAATAAGGTTTTGGAAAGTTCTATTACCGCAGCTAGTAATACAACTACATAGGCTAGTATTAATAATGCTTTTAATACAGCTAGTAAAGCAGCTCCTAAAGCACCATTAGGAGGAAAAACACTACCACCTAAACTCAAACCAGCAACATCTGCAGTAGCGTTAGCCAACATTTCTATAGCCACCGCCAACTCTTTAACCATTAGGTAAAGAACAATCGAGGACATTAATATCTCAAAAAGATTAAACTTCTTTTCTACTACATAAGATACATCTACATAATTAGAACTTGTTATTACTCCTATTTCTTCTAAATAACCGTAAGAAGTACCGCCTAACCTATCAAAAAAAGCATCTAAACTATTATCTCTTATTACACTAACTGAAACTTTACCATCTTCTTTAAAGTCTTTATATCCGTTGGTAAAATCAATAAAAGATTTAAAACTATGTTGTATCGCTTGGTTATTAAACAAAGTTATATCAAATGGCATACCCTCAAATATACCAACTCCATTAATTAAGCCGTCCGATATCCATTTATTAACTATATCCCTAGCCTCTAAAGGAAAAGTAAACTCTTCAATATCTAAACTAGGTTGTGTATTATCCCCCTCATAAGATGCCTTGATTCTAATATCGGACCATCCAATAGGAGCATTAAGTTGCTGCCCGTTTAGCTTATATCTTCCTTCGGTATTTATAGATAAATCACTCACTAACTATGAAGTTTACTTATTTCTTTTTTAGATACATTTCCTTTCCTAGATACAAAAGTAAACAAACCTCTTACATCATCCCATTTTACTAATCCTTGTGGTATATCAATGTTTTGAATACTATTGTTTAATACGTCCATCTTGTTTTCTAAAGCCTTAGTATTAATACCATTCAAAGCAAATGAAGTAGGATTTAAAAAGTCATTAGATAAATCATATTTCATTAAATCATTCATTAACATTCTATTGTTAAAATCTGCCATATCAGAACCTATAAGCCCCATTTTAGAAGTAGTATCTTTATCAATTACAAATTCTCCTTTATGAACTACTCCAGCAGTTTCATATTTGCCACCATCACCAGTATAACCACCATCAGAAAAACCTGTTAATGTTCCTGCTAATGCTTTTAATACGCTTATATCTGTAATTGTTTTGGCTAAATTACCATCGTTAGAATTAAAAGAAGATAATACAGCAAAAAAGGCTTGCGTTCTTTCTTGGTTTTTTCTCTCTCTTTCCTTTTGTCTTTGTAATTCTATTTCTTGTTTTTGCTCAAAAGCTAAACTTTCATTTGATTCTAATCTACCCTCTTGTGCTTTGTCTCTTAATCTGTTTATATTTTCAGAAGTTGCAGATAGTTGTTCGTCAATCGCTGCTATTCTTTTAACAAAAGATTCATCTATTTCATCTGCTAAAACATTTAAAACATCTCCAAAATCTAAAGCAAACTTTTCAGCTTCTTTACCTAAATCTTGCAAACCTTCTATTTGAGCCTTTAATTGTGCTTTTCTTAAATCGTCTTCTTTTCTATTAGAAAATTCTAATAAATCTAATTCTGCTTGTAGTTGATTTCTTTTAATAGCTAAAAATTGCTCACTTTTAAATTCTTCAAATTCCTCTTCTGTCTTAAAACCTGTCCTTCTTTGTTCTATTTCTGCTCTTGCAAAATCAGCTTCTATTTTAATTCTTTTTTTATTTTGTTTTATTAATTCATTTAATTCAAAATCTTGAAATCTCTCTGTTTCTTGAACTATTAAATCATTCTTTTTATCTGATTCAATTCGTGAGTTAGTCTCTATCTGTTTTATTAACTTATCACTTTTCTCTTTTTCTTTTTGTATTCTTTTTTCTGTTTGATCATCAATTAAATCTATTTCTATCTTATTAATTTCTTCAATAGTTGATGTAACTATCCTTTTAAGCCTTGATAACTCTTCCTTTGCAATATCATTCTTCTTTGATAAATTAAGAATATCTTCTTCTGTTTTTGCTTCTTTTATTTGCTTGTTTAAATCACTTACGGCTTTAGCTTGATTATTTATTAATCCTATTAGTTCTTTATTTTGCTCTATTCTTTTGCTTCCAGTTTTTACTATTTCTGATTGAACATCTACTAAATCTTCCTCTTCTACTATGAGACTTTTTAAAGCCTCTATTCTTACTGTTTGAGCTTGCACTAAAGTAGCTTCTTCTCTTTTTCTTCTTCTAGTACTAGTATCAAATATCTTTGCTATTTTAAGATTTTCTTCTATTATTTTACTAGCATTTTTAATAGTAATATCTGTAAATTCATTATCATTAATAAGCCTCTGCCTTCTTCTTTCTTCAAATCCTATTTGAATGTTTATAGCTTCATTTCTTGCATTTTTCTCAAAGTCTAATATTTTTTTCTCAGAAGCTAACTTTCTAGTTTCATAACTTTTCTGTGAAATTTTCTTTTTATCTAGTGCATCCTTAAATATGGCTATTTCATCTTCTTGCTGCTTTCTAAAAGATTGCACTAAATCTTTAGTATTAGATGTTACTTCTTGTTTTATTTTTTTTGCAACACCTGATATATCTTCTGCTATATTTTCTTGTGTGGTTTGGTTTAACCTTTTAAACCCTTTAATAAGTTTTGTTATTTCATTTAGAGAGTTTTTAACGAAAACAGAAAAAACACCCGTACCATTCTCTACACTAAGAAGAAAATCTTCCCAAGTAGAATCTAATATTTTTAATTTAGCATCTAAACTTTCTAATTGCTCATCAGTTAATTTCTTTAAACTTCCTTCTGATAAGTTGTCAAATTCATTTGCTAATTCGGCTGTCTTTTCTATATTGTCAGCAAGTATTAAACCTAAAGTAAATGATTCCGCACCAAATAAATTAGTGGCAGTTGCTACTTTGTTTTGTGATTCGTTTATTTCTTTTAAGGCTTCGTCTAATGTTTTACCTTGTTTAACTAATCTAGCAAAAGAAGTATTTAACAAACGCCCTGCTCTTGCTGCTTTTATTCCACTATCTTGTAATACTCCAATTTGTGCAGATACTTGACCTAAACTAAGCCCTAAAGCGTTTGCAGTTGGAGCAACAAACCCTAAAGCATCTTTTATTCTTTGAAAGTCTAATGATGTGGACGTTCTTACATTTGCAATAATATCAGCAAATTCTTGTCCACTTTCAGCACCTTTTCCAAAAGCATTTAATGTTTGTCCTAAAAAGTCTGCTGCCTCTTCCGATGTAGCCCCTAATGCTATTGATAAATCATTTACAGGCTTTAATAATAGTTTTACCTCCCTTTCTGACTTACCTAAAGTAAATAATGTGCTAGCCAGCTTTGCAACTTCATTAGAAGTTTTGGTAGAACTTCCAGAAACGGATAAAATCTCTTCTTCTAAACTTTTTAAATCTTTTCTCGCTATTCCAGTAATACCCGAAATGTTTTGTAGTTCTTTATCAAACTCACGTATTCTATTAAATGTATTTCTAAAAGCAGCACCAATAGCTGCTATACCCAATGATAAACCAATAAGCCCAAGCCCCTTACTTAAAGTTCCTTTAATGCCTGAAAGATTCTTGTTTAATTTTGTAAATGCTCCAGATGATTTTTTTACAGCGTTATTAGTTTCTAAAATTTCCCTTTGTGCTGTATTTAGATTTTTGCTAGTTGCTTTTATTAAAAGATTAGTTTCTGTTCTTCTTTTATTTGCCTCTCTTGCCGTTAAAAGACCTTTCTTTTCTTCTTTATTTATTTTTACTCTTTCTCTTCTTAACTTTTCTAAGTTTGCATTTAAAACTTCTAAAGTATCGTTTTCAATATCTAAAGCCTTATTTATTGACTTTCCTAATTTTAACTTTTCTTTCTCTACTTGAACACTTACTTTTTGTGCTTTACTTAATTTAGAAACCGCCTCTTTTGTTTTCTGTATTGATTGAAATGTTTTGTTATCTTCTTTGTTTAATACTTCCTTATACTTTACAGCTACATTAGTTAAAGTTTGTTCTAATGTCTTTATTTCAGTTATTAATTTAGATACGTCCTCAGTCGTTTTTTTAAATACGTCTGGAGCAAATAAATCTTTATTAGTTACTTGTTTTGCCATCCGTAATATTGTTTAAATATGAATAGTATTCTGCTGTTGTTAATTCTCTTGAAGATAATTTAAACCCATAGTATTTACTCATCTTTGCCAAAATAGATTCTATATCTGCTGGTTCTGATATTTCAAAATTATTGATTCTCATTTTCTCCTGCTCAATCTTTATTAATGTGTTTAAATGTTTTTGTTTTGTTATTATTAAATCAGCTTGTAAATTAGCTATTTTAATTTCTATTTGTAAATCAGATAAAAATTCATCAGATAATCCAAACCTTTCTATAAATTCATTGTATAATTTTTGCCAAAGTTCAAATAATTTAATATAAGTTTTTTCATTTTTACACTCACCACTCTTTAAAAGTTTTTTAAAGTTAACAGTCTTATGTATATCAAACCATATTTTTATTGGTAATTCATCAATAGAATTATAACAATCAAGCTCTAACTCTTTTTTCGACTTCTTCCAAAGACTTATTTTTGTAAACATCTATAACTATTTGTAAATTACTATCATTTAGTCCTACTATATTGCTTCCTAATTCTTCAAATAAATTTGTATCTCCTGCAAATGGATTAGCCTTTATCTCAAAACCACCCCTATAAGGAACAACCATAAAAGAATTATAAAAAGAACCGCTATCTTTTAAAGTTGGATTACTCGTTTTTTGTCCTTTTTTTCTCTTTTCAGTTATTGTAAAAGGTCTATACTCTCCATCTCTTAAAATTGTTTTACCTTTTAACGGTTTTCCTAAACTATCTTCTCCTAATTCATATAGTTGAGAAGTAGGTTCTCCCTCAGTATTTAAACGAATAACTAAATCCTGTAATTGCTTTTCTTGTGATATTTTAAAAGCAACTTCATTAACTTCTAAATCTGCAATACCTTGCAACTTATCTATCAATGAATCAAAGAACTTAGCCATATTACAAATTTAATAAAAAAAGGGAGGGTTTTAATCCTCCCTTAAAGATTAATCTTCATCTTTTTTGCTTGTAGACTTCTTAACCCTATTTTTAGGTTTAAGTTGTTTCCAAGCATCATCTAAATCTACTGCTAATTTACCTCGATAGAGTTTTTTAAACTCGTCCTTTGTCATTCCTTCAAATGAATTTTTATTAAATTCAGTATTTCCGATTTTAATGATCTTGTTATTTAAGTTTAAATTTTCCATAATATTAAGGTATATTAACTGTGAATTGTGCTAAATCAAGACTCTTACTTAATGGTCCAACCGCTGGATTAGTTACTATTAATTCATCTGCAGCGGTTTGAGCTGGTATAACAAAAGTGTATAAACCTGCTGTAACTGTAGATTCTGTAACCGATGTAACGGTAACAACCGAACTAGTAGTATTGTTAAATACTTGAAAGTCTGCTAACCCCATTCCTTCTGCAGGAATTAAAGAAGTTACACCTCCAAAAGAAGTATCTAACTGAACATCAAAACCAGTAGTAGTAATATTACTTACTGTTGTTGCTGTTACATCTACTAAACCACCAACCCCTAAAAGGTTTGCAGAAATATCACTACCCTCTATCATTCTTAAATTAGCATCATTTTCTAATTGAGAAATAATAAAAGATAAAGAATCTTTTTGTTTAGTTGTATCAGTTCCTTTAATTAAAGAAGCTGAGAAACTTTCATCTTGCAATAAGATAGGATCTAAATAACCATCTCTAGTTTTTTTACCTATTAAGTTTCCTGCTTTATCAATAAAGAATACTCCAATTGTTAAACATCTCCATTTTTGTAAGTTACCTAACAAAACTGGATCACCTTTAATTATTAACCCCGAGAATGATCTAGCCCCCTCTTGGATAAATACACTAGATGTATCATCAAAAGTTTCTGTAATATCTTCTGATCTTTCATCTGTAATATTTTTCAGTTCGGGAGTTGGATACCATCTACTTTTACCATTAACATCTTTTACTCTTGCATCTAAGTAGGTCTGGTCTAATATACCACCTGTTAAACCCGCTAATTCTATACCATTTATAGAACCATCTGGTTTTAAATACTCTACTAATATTGCTTGTTTTGTAACATCAAAGACTGGAAAACATGAGGGTCTACCCAAGTTACCGCCTCCTGTGCCACATGCACATAATACTGCCATCTTTTTAAATTTTAAAATTAATTACTTTGCATTTTAATTAATGCATTTACATTTATTGTCACAACTTAAATCTTCACGAATTTCCGCAAAGAGTCTCAATTCTATTCCAGATAAATTACAATCAAATATACTTTTTACCTGTGTTCCATTTTCGGACACATTAATCAGCGGTAAACAGTCGTATCGCATTTCGTCTGTGAATAGTTTTGAATTTTCTATTTTATTAATAAATAAATCTACCATTTGCTGCATCGGATCAATTACATAAGTATAATGATCGTCCGTTAACCAGTCTTTTGTATTAGCACTATTTAACCAGAATATCCTTAAATCAACTTCTCTATCTATCATGCTTTCTTTATCGGTATTCTTCCTGTCTGTTAACGCTTCGAATAAATACGTAAAAGGACAAAGAATAGTTTTATCTGTTTGTGCATCTACTTCGTTTTGTGCCATTTTTAAAGTGCCATGTATGTATTCTGGAGCAGATATACTAAAAGAACTCACTACTGGCAATACAGCAACTCCAATAGATTGTATTGTTATACTTTGGTTTATTACAAAAGAAGTTACTTTATACTTACTAGCCCCTATTGTGTAAGTTTGAGCAATAGATAACCACCATGTACAATTAGTTTCCAAGGTGTAAGAACCCCCACCATTATCAATAACATTGTTAATTTCAATAGTTTCGTTTAGTGTTGGTATAATATTACCTATAATATCTACTGTTTGCTTATTCATTAATCTAAATATTGTTTTTTACAATGTATTTTAATCATAACGGATAAAGTATCTTCCATTGCTTTCCTGTTCATTCCTGTTTTAGAAACAAGGCTAGTACTAAATTTTATCTTACCACTTTCTTTATTTAGATGTTCTTCTTCCCATCTTATTTTTTGTTGTCTTTGAAAATCTAACATGTATGGGCTGCTCATTGCTTTGACTAAAACATCAGCAGAAACAACCCTATCTTCTATTCTATAATTAACATAGTCCTCCAAAAATGGCTCTCCAAAAAACCAAGTAGATACCAATAGTGTTACTACTGTGGCTAATGTTTTTGATATGTCTGTAATATGTTTCATTTTTTTATTATCTCTTTGATAAAAAACTCTGTCCTGTCCTCTAATGTTTCAATCCTATGCATATTTTGCTTAATTAAAATATGGTTTTCTTTTATTAAAATATGGTTTTCTTTCTGTGAATTTCCTAACTCGTTCATTGTTTCAGCTAATTCTTTGGCAGTTTTATAAAATTCTCCTTTTGCTTTTTGGTTTGCTTTTTTGTTTTCTGCTAATTCTTTATCTTGTATTCTGTTATCTTTTTCATTTATAATCTGCTTAATAATTCCCTCTTGTATTTTTTTATCGTGTTCTTTTTTAGTGTTATTTACACCAGTAAACCAAAATAAAAAAAGAGTCATGAGAACAAAACCCATACCCGCCAAAACAATGTCCATTAATAGCTTACCCTCTTCCATTTAAAACAACCTCCTGCAATTAAAAGTTAATAAATTATACTTCTTATCTTTTATTTCTTCCCATCTTCTATCAAAATAATCTACTGTTAAATTAGTATCTTCAATTATGTCTGTTTTTTTTATAACAGTATTGCAGATTATAGGCGTTTTACTCCCTCTTTTAAATCTTATTGTTTTATCATTGTATGTATATCTTACTGAACATTTAGGACTTAAAGATGTTGCAGCACCTAAAAGAGTTAAAACCATGTTCGGCTTGCTGTAAATACGTTGTATTTTATTTCTATCGTAATTATTACTTTTCATTCTTTCCCATTTATATCGATTTCTAAATATTAAAACATAAACAATAAGCACAATTGATGTAGTTGTAAAATAATTAAAAACATCAAAACTGTCTTTTTGTAAAATAATCATTTGTAAATAATCAAAAAAGCTATAAGTAAATATAATAATACAGGCAGTTGTAAAAAAAAGATTTAAAACCGTTTTATTTGACTTGTTAAAAATATAATAAGAAACTCCCAGCATCAAAAAATTATCCATTAAAAAATACAAATTATCACTATCGAAATATTCTGCTAAATATCTCATAAGTAAAAGCCATATTGCAAAAACTATAATCAATCTCTTTTTGGTCTTTCTTTTGGTTGCCCGTTCACCCAGTCACTTTCTGAACTCTTCAAAACTTGCTCATCTCTATTCTCTTGAATGGTTGCATCCAATTGTTTAACCAATGTTTTAATTTTCCTTACTATTCCTTTTTGTTCTTCATTCATAATTACTGGCTTAAATAGTCGTTAATATCATTTATTATATTGTCGTGGATCTCTTGAGTATAGCCGTTGTCAATGTCCTCTTGAGTTATTCCGCCAACAAATAATTTGTTTAGTCTTTTTCTTGCTGGTTTAAAATGTCCTCTAATCAACATTGTAGCAACAGGCATTAATTTACTGTAACAATAGTCAATATTGTCCTCCGTCAACTCTCCAGATGCAAACCTTAATCCAAAATAAGTAGCCATTATTTCATTGAAAAGAATAACCCCGTTTCTTGAATTTTTCTTTAACTCTGGAAGTATAGGCTCAATTTGTCTTTCTGATAATGCATAAATTTTGTTTAATACAATAACAACCTCTTTTAATACTGGTGTTGTTTCTGAAAAATCCCAACCCCAATTACTTTGTAAATCCAATGAATCCCCATTTACGCCTAAATAGTCGGCTGTATTTAATACTGGTGTACATTCATTGCAAAATTCACTAACTGCTAATGCTTCGCTATCAGCTTTTCTAAATTCTTCTAGGGCTACTAAACCCGTTCCTATTTTTACTATACCTACTATCATAATTCTTGTATAAAATACATTGTACATTCGCCTGGTTTTTGGCTTCCATCGTATTCAATCTCTACATAATCCCCAGCCGATACACTTACATTTATTGTTTCAACTCCGCCATCATTGGCATTCATTGAACTCAACACAACCGTTTCTTCAACCACTCCATTAATATGTATTTTCATCCTAGTAGAAGTACTACCGTCCTTAGTCTTATATACCAACCTTGTTAATGTTCCATCAAATGCTATTGGTTGTCTAGTTTTTGGCTTTGTGCTATCATCAGCATCCGAACTTTTACCATTAGCAATTAAGAATTTACCAGTACTATCACTCTTTGCACCAAAAGGACAACAAGCAATAACAGGTTTATATCCTACTAATGTATTACCTACTCTTTTAACTACTTCACCATCTGCAATATCACCAATAACTAATGAATCTGGTCCACTCGTTTCTGTTATAGCTTTAACGCTTGGATTTGGATATGTACCATCTAAATCACCACCAGCCGAACCACTTGGAGGACCACCACCTGATACCACCTCTTCCCATCCTAAATCCTTTCTTGCGTACTGCTTACCATCGTTAGGGGCTTCTGGAAATGATACCTTTAATGTGTTTGCAGTTATTGCAGCTAAATCTGCACTTGTAGCAAATTTATTTATACCCTCTGGAATATCATCGGTACTTTCAAAACTTGCTTGTTTAAAAGTTCCATTAACATAAATAACGGCTTGTTGTAAAGTAGTGTTAACTATTAAACTACGTTCATCTGGCGACGTGATAGCTGTAATCTCTGCCTGTGTAAGACCTTGTATGATGTCTTGTATTTCCATTATATTAATATTCTAAATAGTCCATCTGCAATATTTCCATTTCTTGACACTTCTACTGTATTAACCCCTGTTCTTTCCACTCTCCATCCTAAAGTTCTACCATCTGAAAGTCTAAATACTTCTGGTTTTAAATCTAAAGTATCTAAGTTATGAGTTGCTGTAAAAGTAGTTCTACCTCCTGCGAAAACTCTTGATATAGAACTTTCAGCACTATCTAAATCAACTGCAAAAAATGCTTTAGGTATGTTCTTAGTTAAAGCAATAATACCATCATCATCTTGATGAGTTTGTGTATAATCTGTAACACTTGGCGTATGGTTAACTATTAACTCTCCTGCTAATCCATCATTGTATGCTATCTGATTACAATAAGCTGAACCATCTGTTTTTACCTCTATATCATTTCCGCCAATAGCTACTGATCCAATAACATTTTGTTTAACAGTAGAATTTTTAGAACATACTACAGCACAATATTGATCTAAATTTATTGATGTAAAATCTGCTGAATCATTATTTGCTATTGTTATAGTTCCATATTTAGGAAACCCTATAAGACTAAGTACTAAACCATCCTCACTACCTTGTACAGCAGCGGTATAGGGATTGATAAAAGGAACTCCTGTAGATATGTACATATCTAAATCAGATAAAAACACAAAAGCCTCCTCACCATTAAGGTACGTACCAGTACCAAAAGCACCAGTAGTATCTTTTAAATCTAAATAAGCTCCTGTTGTAGATTCCGTTAAAGCAGTTCCAACAGTCATATCTATATCACTAGTTCCTGTGGAATTATCCACTCCTAATACAGATGGTAACCCCTGTAAAACTACATCACTTAATAATGCAATAGTTCCATTTTTATCAGGATAAATATAAGTTCTAGTTGTTGAAGCTGTTACCAATGAAACATCAAACTTAGCCCTCTTTGAAGTATCTGCAGCACTTACAATAGTAAACTCGCTATCTGTAAATTGTATCTTTACATTTAACCGCCTCCAATCTGATAAAGCACCAGTATTATTATCTCTTCTGTATAAGCCACTTTGATAAGTTGTAAAACCTAATAATGTAGTTTTCTTCTCTACTAAATATATTTCTCCTACCGCTGGAGTTCCTAGCGTTATTGGTAAGTTTGATCTAAATTCTACTTGACCATTCCAACCAGTACCAGTACCACCACCACCCGAACCATCTCTATTTAAGTGTATTACTGGTCTCATGTTTTAAATACTAAATTAAATTCAACAGTACCAGTAGTATTAGCTACTGCATTATAATTTATTCTAACAAATAGCCATGCAAAATGTATATCATCAAATGGTTGATCAATAGCAGCATCAAGTGTAGGCGTTTCATAAGATGCCCAATCTATATTATTATTAGATACTTCAATAGTATAAGTAGGGTCTGCATCTAATCCAATCGCATTAGGTGCTAAACTCCAATTATAATTATAACATATTTCTATTGCATCTGAAATTTCAGAAACAGAAGCATCATGAGATTGTCCATCTGTAAATTCAAAATTTATTTTTATCGGCTTACTCATATCAAACTTATTAATTCTTTACATTGTCCGTTATATTTATCCCAATCATAACTATCTGGATTGTCGCAAATAATCCATTGAATAGCCCAATAAGATTCTAAAGCCTCGTTATAGTTAGTAAATATATTTGTTTGTGTTGGCGTTGCTGCTGTTGAATTTGCTTGATCGTTTAATTGTGGACCTGCTATATTGTTTTTTACTGGTTGATCCCTTAAGTACTCAAAGTAAATAAATAATGATAACATTTCTTTTATACCCTCGCTTCTTCTAATACCACAATCATCATCTTTACAAAATGGATTCCATATTAATTGAAACTTTGGATCAGTCGGTAATACTCCAGTTATTGCAAAGTCAGTAGCAAACTCTTCATAAAGTTCACAACCTAATAAATCCTGCAAGTATCTAACCTCAAACTTATCAATATAATCCTGTAAATCATCAGTAGTGAATATATCTTTAGCCGTTTCTGATTGACCTTTAAAATCTGATATTTGAATGTACAAACTCATTTTTTACCTCTACGTTTTCCAGATTTTGATTGTTTCTTTGATTTTTTCTTTGAAGCTCCTCCACCAATCTCTAAAGAAGCTCCTTGCTTTTCCACCTCAAATTGCATTTCTTCATAAGATTCAATATATCCTTCATTCATCCACCTATCAATAGTTTGTGGTTTAGCATTAGGAATTATAGTTCCCCTCTCTATTCCTGAAGGATGCTCTTTTATAAATATTACTTTCATAAGTGATTGTTTTTACCACCAAAGCCCCGCTACTTTCATAGCGAGGTTTTGATTAGGTAGTTAGGATATTACGGTTTAGTAATAGCGATAATTGCAGCGTCAATGTCTGGCACGTGCATAAAAGCATTTGCATCAACATTTCTTACTAAGAAGTTTAATCTTTCGTAAGCCTTTACTGTAACTAACTCTTTTTCAAAGTTATCATTGTTTTCAAATCCAAATTCAACAGTAGTTCCTCTACGAGATACAACAGTTCCTTTAGTAGAATCCATTACATACATTTCGTTTGCAGGTACTAAAGAATTTGTAATAACTCTAACAGCTCCAATATTCATTCCATCAGAAGTAATCCAATTAGGAATTAAATAGTTGTTGTTAGCATCCTTTTCTAATGTCATTAAACATTTATCAGCAGGATTTAAAAGAGCTACATTAGCAGAAAATTTATTATTTAAACCAGCATCAGAAATTTGACATGAAGCTACTTGAATTAAATCTACTAAGGTTGGAGCTTGTACGCTAGTAGCGTAAGATCCAGCAGCAAAAGTAGAAGCAACAGCATCAACAGAATTAAGTTCTGGATAAACATCAGTCCCTAATAATAGACCTTCATCTACTTTTAAAGCAACATCAGTAGAAACTAAATCTCTAATTTCTCCACTAACCCACTCGTAATCATCCATCATGTCAATACACACATCAACATAATCTCTAACTTTAGTGATTTGCAACGTTCTAACTTGCCATGTGATTTTAGAAGTGTGAGTTGAAGCAGCACATGCAGCAACATTTTTAGCATCTCTAACAACTGATTCCTGATCATTATACTTTATGTATTCTTTGTTAGTATTTCTTTGATTGAACAAAGAACGCATAAATGTTTGCCTAGTAGCTATCTGACCTACACCAGGAAGCATATCCGCAAAATCAGTACCAGAAGTAATATCGGAAGCACCTTGTGATGCTTTAATTTCTAATCTTATATTCTTTTGGCTTGATTCTGCTAATGTTTTTAACTCATCAGCTTTTTCAGTTAATGCAGTATAAATTGCATTCTTAAAAGTTACTGGCTCGTTTTCCGTTTTAGCCTCTACTTCTTTTACTAATTTAGCAATTACACCGCCTTGGTTTTCCAAAGTAGATTTCATTGCTGTAATATTAGCAGAAGTTAATTCTTTAATTTGAGCGTCTAACTCTTCTTTTTTTGCTCCATCTTCTTTAGACTTTGCAGTTAATTCTTCGATACTTTTCGTTTGCCAATCTAATAGACTAGCAAAATACTTAGCATTATCTTCTTCGTTTAGCTTTGCTATTTCCTCAGAAGACTTTACTTTAAATTCTTTCATTACTTATAATTTTTTGAAAGGTTAGTAATTATATTAATTGTTTTTGATTTGTCTTCTTCGGTATCTTTATTAGATGGCTGATTCAAATCAGTATCTTTTTTAGATGGCTCGATTAATTTCAAATCGGTAATTATTTGCTTCATTTGCAATATCTCCATGTTGATTAATCCACGTTGATTTTTGCTTTCCGAGAGCGATTTAAGTTGTACGTTTAATTCATCTAATCTATCAATTAGATTACTTTTTATTTTTTCGTTTGATCTTTTAGATTTACTACCTATTGTAGGAGTTAGTTCATTTGCCCCATAAGATACTACACTAATTTCAAATAATTCTATTTCTTTAACTATCCAAAAGAAACCAGCCTCATCTGCCTTTTCAGGGTTTAATGCTAAAGGATAGAACTCATCCCACGCTTTACGCTCTGATTCATTTGTAGAATTTAAAACTGCTTTAACTATATTTACATATCTAAACCCTATTGAATGATTATCATATAACCCCTCTTGATAATTAATTAAATCATCGTTTCCTTTTGCTGTTGTTGGTATATGACTTTCGCAATAAAGACAATCCATACCATCTATATTTCTTTCTTCAATTAAATCAAACCTACCTACTACATTCTTAGTATTTAACACGTGATCAGATTGATGTTTTATTTTTGCAACAGCATTAGATTTTGGTCCTCTATCATTTATAGATTTAGAAGCACAACCTAATACTAACATATCTTGGTCGCTATCAATAAAGAAATATGTATTAGCAACAAATTCAACAGTTCTTTTATCTGGATCAACCTGCTTTATAGAGGTTGTACCCTCAACAGTTTTAACACCAAAATGAGTAGCCATTTTTTGCTGTAGTGTTTTATTCTTCATTTGCTTGTATATTAGTTATAATTTTCGCAGTTTCTTCATCAAAATAATAATTGTCTATAAGTAGTTTTTGCTTGCCTTCTGGTGATATTGGCATGTTTAATATTACATTAATACCATCCATAACAATCTTATCCTTTTCAGCTTCTAATTTTTTGTCATCTTGTAAAGCCTCTATACTAGATATATCTGGCTCTATAAAATAGTTTGAATTATCTCTTTCGTTCCACCCTGGTACGTAGAATTTATTAAAATGATCTATCTCACTATGTAGCGGAGGTAGTACACCATTAATATAAAAGTCTTTTGTATCTTGTTTAGCATTATTGTATGATGCTCCTTTTGGATCGTTAAACATTCTGGACTTAACACCGTAAACAGAACATAAATCTCTTAACTTAATTACACCGCTTTCTAGTATCTGTAAATCTGCTGGACTCATTGCAAACTTTATAAAATCAAAATTACCCGAAGTAACCTTTATAGATCCGTAATTATCTCCCCCGCCTATTTTATTTTTAAGTGCTTTATCTAGTTGCTTACCTTCTTCTGATGTAGTTGCCCTATCTCCCTTAGAAGATAATAAACCTATTGCTCCTTTATTCTTTATTAAAGATGCATCAGCAGTTATAATCTCATTAGAAGCTACTAACGTTCTATAAGCAGCAGACAAAGGACTCATACCCATTACTGCATTTTCTGCTCCTGGATCTGGATTAAACTTTTTTAAGTGCATCACCTCTTCAATATCTAAATTATAATCTGTACCGCTATAATTATACTTATATGAAGTGGCTTGTGGTCCAGTTATTAAGTTTGTAACTTTAGGAATAATATATTGAGGTGCTAAATTCCACCTTTCAGAAAAATGTTGAAAGCCTACAGCCTTAACCCCGTATTGTATTTCATTACCTGTTGCTAATTGATAAACTAAGGATTGATAAGTAAAAGACTTATAAGTGTTTTCATTATTAGGATTATGTACAAAGTTGTAAAAATCCCCCTCTCTTACTATCTCTTCTTCTCCATCTCTTAATACATTTTTTATTATAACTGGTATATCTGCACCTGATGAAGCTATCCTATTTATTATTGAATAAACATGGTTATTATTCAAATAACCCTCTTCTAAATACTTCTCTATTGATTTTTCGCCTAAGCCTATATTAGATAGTAACTTAATAAATGATTTTTCGCCATTTACATTATGGGATTTACCAGTTAGGGCTTTAAACGCTTCTGTAAGTCTTGACATTTAAAAAAATTAGTACAATATGACTTCATATCGTGCAACAAAATATGTTACTTTACAAAAGTAAATAAAATTTTTTTAATATTTACTAAGTTACCCAAAAATTATTATCTTCATTAAGTTCTTGATGTGCGTATCTGATAGCATCAATGATGTGATTCCAATTATCAATAGGTGTATTAGATTTCTTATCATGGAAGCAATAGTTATTTAATTCTCTATGAGTTTCTATATCCTGCTCCTCTGATATTATTTCTTTAACATACATTTTAGCTAATCCATTTTTAATACTATCTGGACCTTTACGGCATTTAACAATATTAAAACCTTTAACTCTTATTTCATCTATCAATCTAGGTTCTGCTGAATCTGCTACTATTAAATCATTCTTAGTTACATTGCCATCTAAGAAGTTTATAATATCGCTTGTACTCATTCCTTTTTTATACAGCTTTAACTTAGTATAAATCTTTTCTTTTGTTTGAGCCACTTTAACTAATGTAGTAGCATCATTAACATATCCAAAGTCCATACCGTAAATACTAGGTAATGAATCATCAAACTTTCCTATGCTCCAGTTTTCAAATACTACTCCCTCTGCCTTATCCAGCCATCCACCCTCTACAATATGCTTATATCTGTTAGGGCTTTTTAACTTCATATTGTTAAAACTCCTTAGAATATCGGGGGGTACAAACTCTAAACAATCTAAATAACTGGTATGAATATAACATACATTATCTTTAATTCCGTTGTAACCTCCTTTAACTCCTTTTTCTTCAAAGAAGTTTTTGTATATCCAATGCTCTTTTGTTGTTGGATTGAGTATAAGTATTTTAATATTTGGCTCATCTGTATTTATATTCCCTCTTATTGATAGTGATACTTTTTCATAAGTGTCAAAGTCTGGTATTTCTTCTGCTTCTTCTATGATTAAACAACTAAAATCTTTTAATGATTTTAAAGATGCTGATTGAACTTTACTACCTGTTTTAAATCCTTTGAATATTATTTTTGATTCGTTTAGATTACAATCTATTCTATTTTGACTTATATTAAAATAGTTCTCATATTCTAATAGATTAATCTTTTCTTCTACTTCTGGAAAGGTACTATCTTTTGTTGATACACTTGTATAACGTCCGTATAGTATTCTATGCTCTTTATGTATGCTTAGATGAACTGATGCAGTACCAACCGCGAAAGACTTTTGTGAGAACCTACCACCAGTTATAACATAAGTGTCTACTGATTCGGGTCTATCAAATAGGTGTTTGTATTTCTTACTTAGTTTAAGATCCAATTACTGCTTTATAAACTCTTTAACTTGGAATGTATCTATTAAGCCTATTCCATCTACTTCATAGTGATATATCATTAGTGTAGTGTCTGATGTTAAAACGCCCTTAAAACTTTGTTGTATAGGATTAAACGAATCATTAAAGTAATTACTATCTACTATCGCACTAGAACCATTTAACAGTTGGTTAAAAGTTCCATTTGAATAGTAAGCATTTAAACTGACAGATAGATGTGTACTAGTTTGACCTGATAATATAAATCTACGGTGCTGCGTTTCTCCTGTCATATCGTTTATTACCCAATTATAACAATCCCAATTACCATTAAAATCATAGGTAGCCATAGTTTGAGATGGTGTAGTATTAGAGTTGCTTAGTTTTGGCTGTGGTGTTTCTTGCTTTGTACATGACAAAGTTAAAACGCTTAGTATAATAATTAGTTTCTTCATGCTTCTGTGAATATTATTTTAGGAATATTTAATTGTATATCTTGGTTACTCTTTAAATCTAATTTATCTGTTGGCTTTCCTAGTACGTAGTGCATTAATAGTTCAATAGATTTCATATTACCTTTACGTGCCTGATCTGCACAAAGTTTAATAATTTCTTTTTTAGGTATCTCTGCAGTTATTAGTTCAATCTTTTCTTCTTCTGTTGATTTAGATTTTCTTCCTGCTCCTTTTCTTGCTCCACCATGTTTAGTCATAACTTGAAATAATATGATTATTCAACAAATTTAATAATTATTTTTTAATTGTTAGTTCTTCACCTGTTAAAGCGAAGTAAAGGTTTTGTAATTGGTGGATGTAATCGCAGTTTATTAGCTCAGTTGACTCAAAGTGCTTTTGATAAATTTGCCCATCTGATAGAATTTCTATATTGAAGTTGTTTAGGAAAAACCTTGACATTGTTCTATCTCTTAAACAAGGCACATCTTTTTCAATACATTCAAACCCAAACTTAACCAACCATTCTTCTGTTAGTGGTATTGGTTCAAATGAATCTTTACTAAACCCATCATCTAACGCATTAAAAGTATCAACCGTCACATTTTCTACTGTATCGAATTGATAAATTAAATTCCCTATTCTTAAATCTTTTGCTTCCATATCTATTCGTTTTAATTACCAATTACTTTTATCCTCTGCAAACTCTTTAAATTCCTTTTCCTTAAACCAGTCATTCCCCCAGAAGTTTTTAGGGCATCCTTTTCCGTTTTGAGATGTTTTAGCAGCAGCACCACAACCACAACCTCCATTATCCTTTACACAAATACCTGTATATTTACCCTCTACATGGCTAACAGGACACTTTTTACAATAGTTTTCTTCCCTGTATTCCATTAGTGGGGTTCTAATGTTTAGTACTACTCTTAAATTGCCCTCTATGATGTTTATTATATTCATGGTTATTTATTTATGAACTATCTTTTAAGTTTTTTATTTTAAGTTTATACAGTACTTTTAATCCTTCTAGTTCTTCTATTGTGTACTTTCTAGGAACATTAGCTAACTGTTTTAATTTTAAAATTTTTACTAAACCTATTCTAGTTTGTAATCCTTCTAAATATTCTATTAAATTACCTCTTTTATGTTGGTTGCAATGTACGCATTGACCATGTACATTATCTTCATTAAATCTTAATTCTGGATAACTACCAGTTGAATAATAATGTCCAGCATCAAATTTAGAACTTAGCGGTTTAGGGCAGCTTATACATGGTTTGTTTTTATCTCTTTCACGTATGAAAGTATTAAATACTACTTGCAACTCTCTAACATAGTCGGAATTAGTTTTTAGAGCCTCTTTTCTTTTAGCCTTTTCTTTATTCCAGTTCTTTTTAGATGCTTGCTTTTTAAGTTTTAATTCTGCTTTTATACATTCATCTTTTTTTAAGCAGTTTTTTTGTAAGAAAACTTTAGGTTCAAACTTATCTTTACATGTTTTGCATCTAGCCATATTAGAAAGGTAGGTTATTATGTCTTATTCCTTTGATTGCCATTAATTGACCTCCAATATTAATTTTGAGATAAGCGTTTGATTTTCTTATACCATTTGGGCTTTTATTTTCATGTCTAGCCATTTCTGAAATAGTAAAAATACACAATTTATTTGTTGTAAGTTCCAAAATTGCAACCAAACTTTTTAAGTCCTCAATTTCGTTAATCTCGTTAAGTATTTGGTATTTAGGTTTTAACATAGTTATAAATTTGTAATGTTATATATTCGCTTGTTATAAACAATAAAAACTAATAAATATCAGCTTCTGTTGCATCACATTCGCCAAACTCATCTTCCTTGGGCTCATTAGCTTCTATTATGTTTTCAGCATTTAAGTTATACATTACATCTCCTAAGCTATCTTGGCTCATTATGTAGTTTCTAATTTCTTCTATTGTAAATTTTAACTCTTCCATTTTATTAGTTTTAAAAGTTTATAACATTATGTATGTAATCATTCCGCTACGCTTCACGCTTCATACATGGAGCGTTAGCATTAATACTATTCCTTTACTATTTCACAATCTCTCTCTGTAAAGTATTCTATAGGGTCAATAAATCCCCCGCCTTTATCAAACTCACATTGCCAAATGTTCTTAATATCGTTCCAAATTACTCTCTTAACAACTCCAAAACGGTGTTTTAATAAATTACCTTTTAATATTTCTGTACCGTTCTTATCTTTATGTCCTGTTTCCATTCTATTTAATTTTTACTTTAATAATCCGTACTAATGCTAACAACACCTATACTCCATGCTACGCACGAGAGCATAGCCTTAGCCGTTAGTTGCAATTCAAAAATTTAAAACACGCTCATCTATTAATTCAAGTTCGCTAAATTCGTACTTCTCTCCATCATCACCACCTATAAATAATTCTCCATCAATTATAAAATCAACATCACATCTTCTATCGTCTACTTGGTCAAAGCATAGTATTCTACCTTGGTGAGTGCCCCATTTCTCAGGTTGTGCTTTTAAATATTTAGCTAATTTCTCTTTATTTTCTTTAGTCATAATTATTATTTTTAGTTATTAAATTTTTAAACTGTTCACTTCGTCAACTAACATCAAATATAAAACAGCGAAAAGCCGTTTCATATTCACACCGTTAGCGTTCATTTGCCAACGCCACACTTAACGGTAATTCATAAACATCAAATTCATTAAATGTTTCAGTTTTTCTATCTTCATCAGTATAACCACTCAAACCAATTTCCATATAATTACCGTGAGGAAATGGTTTTATAAAAGTTACCTCATGTATGCAATCTTTTCTTTCGTTTAGGTTTTCGTGGTTTTCAATTTCAGAAACAAAATCACCTACTTCTAATTTTTTTACATCTACTGCCATTTTATTTTTTTTATGACCCTAAGACTTTTGTGAATAATATTTGATTGCTCTAACTCCATTTTAATATATTCTTGCATTTTGTTCTGTTTTTATTTATCTCATTTCATAATATCTTTTGTTTCTTTTTTTAACGCTTTTTTAAGCAAGTACACTATTTGCTTGTTAACGCTTCGCTCGGTTTCATTTGCAAGCTTTTCTATCTTTTCAAATAATTCGTCTGGTATTTCGATTAATTTTTTCTTCATTTATTTTTAAATTAGGTCCAATAATTCTTTTTTCTACTCCCGTGAATTCTAACGGCTTCGTTCATTTCATCAGAGTCTACGGTGTAAAACTGATCTTTAAAGTCTGAAAAAGTATCCCAACCATTTTCCCAGTTTTCAGTAAATTCTTTTGCATCTACAAATTCCATCGCTAACGCTGGGCTTTCAAATTCATCTAAAACCTTGTGAGCCTCTGAACTATCAATTAAAAAGTAAGTCATATTTTTTGTTTTTGTTATTAATTATATTTTTAAATGTTATTTAATTGTCTTGTTTTTTCTTTCCCGTAAAATTTTTCTTGCTTTGCAAGATTACTTTCATTTTTAGGTGTAGAATAAATAGTATCTCCTAAAATAGAATTATTTAAATAAGTGTGACTTATTATGCTCAAAAAAATACTTTCTGCTTTCTTCTCGCTTTTAGGGTTGTTAGCACTCATGTGGTTCATCACCTCTATCATGAAGCCTCTTAAGGTAATGTTGTTGTAAAATTCCTCTTTTTTTAATGCTTCAAATTGGTTTAAAACCTCTCCCTTATTCGCCGTTAAAAATGTCTTTAAATTAAATGCTTTCATCTCTTTTTGTATTAATGTGGCAGGTTACTTCCTTTCTACCCTACAAATATACATATATATTTTATATATACAAGTCATATGTGAAAAAAGATTAAATTAATTTATAACTAACCCTAAAAAAGGCTGTTGCTGTTGCTGATAATCCAAACAAATGTGTAACATAAATAACCTTTATTTATAGGGTGTTTGGAAGATGTGTTGCACATTAGTGTTGTTTAGCCGCTTGTTATAAAATATTAGCCCATCGTTTATATTTAGCTAATAATAATATAATCCTTTCATCGTCTTGCTCACACCTTAAAACTTTTACAGTTGTGTAGTCAGTGGTATTTTTCCAAACAATTTTTATAGCTGTATGGATTGTCCCGTATTTTACGGACAAATCATCTATTACTAAACATTTGTATTTATCCTTTTGTCTTATTAGTAATTCAGTAAATTGTTTCTTATTCATAATAACATTTTATAACACTCTGTAATATATCATTCGTTTTACTTGTGTTATACTTAGAGTTAGCAAACATTAAAACGTCATTACGCTTGTTTGTCGTGTATAGTGCAATACCAGTCTCCAGATTCATCTTCTTTCCAATATTCGTTTTCACAATTACAAACCGCTTCATTTTTGCTAACATCGTCTATATTTAATTTTTTAACTAAATCTATTGCTAAATTATCTAAGTCATCAATTTCTAATATACGCTTTAACGGTCTGCCGTCTGGTGCATATTCTCCAGTTGTCCACTCTTTTATTATATTTCTTGCTTTTTCTGTTTCAGTCATTGTATTTATTTAATCGTTAAAAATCTAAACATAGTCTTGAGCGTTAGTTTTATCGTTTTTCTTTACTCGTATTTTTTTCATGTAAAGTTTATTCAATTTTCTTTATATGAAGCTGCGAAATATAGATTAACCTTTATGCAATTAAAAAAGCCCGTTCTAAAAGTAGCCACGTAGGAAAGGCTTTCTAATGTACTAAGGCTTTAAATAAATTTTTTGTGATTTCCTACGTCACTTAAGACTTCAAATATAGTTATTTATTTATAACCTGCAAACTTTTTATTTGTTTTTTTCTAAAATTAATTTATTAATTGCTTCATCCATCTTTTTAAAAGTATTTATGGTCCTGTTTAGATCATTCATTACTTCTAAATATTTATTATTTCCAGTATTAGAAAATTCTATTTTATAAAGCTCTAATTGTCCGTATAAAAAAGATTCTGCTAATTGTTTTTCTATTAAGTATGTTTTTTTCATTTTAAAAAGTTTTTATAACAGTCACTAAACCGCATAACTTCGTACCTCGTTACGTTCGCTAAAGCCGTTTTAGTTTGGTGTTATTAAAACGGTGCTTCTTCATATTGACCAAATTCATCAGACTTAGGCAAAGGTTTTAATTCTAAATCATTTTTTTTAGTTTGGTTTAATATATTTTGTCCATCCATTGTAAAGCCTAAACCACTATTAAATTCAAAATCTAATGGATCATCTATTGCAGAAACACGTCCCCCAGTTTCAGTATCTTTAATTTTTCTTACATAAACCTCTGTAATGTAATTCCTAATCGGATGACCTACCAGCCTATGGATAGTTAAAAAATCATCTGTACGGTTTCCAAATGGCTGACCTCCTTCGCTTTCTGACTTTCCTACTGGCATTGAATAAGCAGCGTATTCATGTCCTTCTGCATAAACCCTACGAGCAGCAGCGGTTACAACGTGAGTATTTACATAAACACTTTTGTTAGTGCTATTACAAAAACTCCTAGATTCATTTAGAAAATCATAATTAGCAGCGTGTGTATATTCTCTATCCATTCCAGTAAAAGGATCAATTAAACAACCATTATAATCACCATCGGCAAATATTTTAAATAAATCCTTTGATTTATAAAAGTTAGAATTGTCAATAAAGGTAAACCAATTATTAATAATTAATTCTACTCTAAACACTTCTCTAAGCTCCATTTTCTCTAGTCTTTCACCAGTATAAAACTGGATTAATTGTCTTACTAATTGCCCTGCTTTATTTTCTCCAGAATAAATACACCATTTTAAATTATGTTTTCTTGATAAAGTTAAAAAATACCATAATATCCAAATTGTTTTTCCTACGTTGTCTAAACCGTTTATAATTGTTAATTGACCTTTCTTAAATCTTATTGCATCATCTAACTTTAATAGTCCAGTATCTAAGCCTTTTGATATTCTACCAGCATGATAATCCTGTAAGTATTGATTTATTTCGTTTTGATTAGTTATCATATTTTTTATTTTTTTTAACAATTCCAAACAGTAACTAGCTTTAATTATCAAATTCTATAAACTCAAATATCTTATAAAGATATTTTCTGTTAAATGTTTTTTTTAGATAATTTAACGCTTCTTGTTCGCTATTCCATCTCCTAATCATTAATCCTTCACCCTTAATATAGTCCTCAACTCTTCCATTTATAGATGTTAATTGAATTACAAATACTTTTTTCATTTTTTATAATTTTTAAAAATTCATATTCTAATTCGTTAAGCACAATGGTAAGTAACGCCCTTTTTCCATTCCATCACGCAATTTTGAGCATCTTCTAGTGTTTTAAAACTTTCGCTAAATGGCTCTAGTATTTGATAGGTTTGTAACACACCTCCCCACGCATTTGTCCTGTACCAATTCCATTCTTTTCTTTTCCACCAAAGCATCCCCTTTTCTTCGTATGCCCATATTTGTATCTCAAATGCTCCGCAATATTCTTTAATTCTATATTTCACATCTTTTTTCATTTTTTTTATTTTTTTAAAATTATTAAACTAAGACTAACAAAATCATATTGCCCACCCCCTATTTATTTTTTGTTTTTTAGTTAATAAGGGTTTTTGTTCTATTTGCAAATACTTATCGAAGTTTTCAGGCTTTAAAAAGTGTTTAGGAATTATTTGATTTGATTCATTAGCCCATTTATCATTACAAAGGTTATGAAATGCTTTTCCAAAGTCTTCTCCTTTGTATCGGTTTGTAAGTATTTCTAAATAGTTTTTATCATGTGATGATAGATAATTACTGTTAGATGGTTTTTGTAGTAGTTTAGTTCTTGAATCATTAAACCAAGATAAAAATTGTTCGGGCGTGAATTTACTCACACTATCTTTATCTATATCTGTATCTGTATCTGTATCGGCTTTTTTGGGTTTCTCTGGGTTTTCAAATAACCCACTGGGTTTTTTGGGTTTCTTTGGTCTACCCCCTAAAGAACCATTTCTAGAGTTTCTATTACAGATATTTTCATACTTAACTAAATCTCTTTTTAATTGTTGTTTAATTGGCTCAAATACAGCAGTTAAAAGCCTATCATTTAAAATGGGGTTTAAGTCGTTTACATACTCTAATAAGTGCTGAAATAGTTTACCTTTTTCTTCATCTGTTAGATGTTGTACGGTGTGAATAATATCACAATAAATAAGAAATGATTTTTTATTTTCTGCCATGCGTCTCTTTTTTTTAATACGACCGTTAAAATAGTGTGCAGGCGGTCGCTAACCTCATTGAACTAAGCCGCTAAACTCAGACACACCACAAATATACTAATTAAAACGGTAAATCGTCATTTTCAGTATCGCTAATGTTTAAATTATCTAAACTTTTTGAAGTTCCTGCCATTTGTGGTATCTCTTTAGATTCAGATTTAAACACTTTCCAAGCATCTAAATTGTGGTAATATTTACCATTAAACTCCCTACTAGATACGTTAAAACTAACCTCAACTTCTTGACCTACTTTATTATACTTATTAAAGTTTTCTACTTTTTCAGTTCCAAATAACTGAAAACAAACTTCTGGATTATATTGGTTTCCAGTATCAATAACAAAGTTTATCTTTTGCCATTCTTTTCCAGCTTTTGAAGTTCCTTTTTCTACTTCTAAAATCTTTACGATTTTTCCTTTAATTTTTAAATCACTCATAATTTATTTATTTAATTGTTTATTAATTATTTCATTTTACTTAACCATTGTTCATAAATACGACTTGCTATTTGTGCAGTCATTACAGGAGGTACACTCATTCCTATTAGGTATTCCGCTTTGTTTTTACCAAAAATATAATCTAGCGGATAACTTCCAACTTGACAAAGTTCGCTGTCATTTAAGTATGTAGCATCTTCTTTTATTAATTTAGCTCCTCCTGTTATTGTGTCCGGGGTCTGATTGTTAAACGATAGCCGCCAGTTGAAATTAGCCCTTTTGTTTTCAACTACTTCATTATATTTTGCGAAATCCTTACATTTATTTTTAATGCAATAATCAAAATTTGGCTTCAATCTCTGTTCTAACGGTTTATTGTTACCAAATAAACTTTTTACCTCTTTAAATAAAATAGGTTTCTCATTAAAATTCAATTCTAGTTTCGGTGCTTGTTGAAACATATCAACTTGCTCTATAAATTTAGGTGCTAAATCATTACGCAAAGCAACAAAAAACACTCTTCTTCTCCTTTGTGGTACCCCCATTTTTGAAGCATCCAACAAGTAAGGCTCAATCCTTAATTGATAACCAGCTTTTTTAAATTCTTCATAAACCTTTTTTACGTATTCTTTAGCCGTTCCCATCATCATACCAGCAACATTTTCAGCCACTACTACTTTAGGTTGTAATTCTTTTGCAAGGTCAATGAAGTCAAAGAATAAAGTATCTAATACTTGGTCAGCTTGCCCCTCTCTAAACTTCTTTTCTTTTCCCCAATCTTTTTCCCTATTACCAGCCATACTGAAAGATGAGCAAGGTGGCGAACCGTCCAAAATATCGAGGTTATACAGTTCTTTTGGCAAATCTTTACGTTCCTTAAATGTTTGTATTGGTTCTAAGTAGCTGTATTTGGGTTTGTGGTTTGTTCTGTATGCTTCAATCATTTTAGGGTCAATCTCGTTACATCCTAATACATCAAAACCAGCTAGTTTATAACCCATAGTAGAACCACCACCACAAGCAAAACAACTAAATACGGTACCTTTATCTTTTGTGAACTTTGCATCTTTCAAAGTCCATTTGTATGAGAATTTATATTTCATTATTTATAAATAATAAATTGTTTTATCTATTTTATCTATTTCTGTTTTAGACGGTCTATACCTAAAGTTATTAATTATTGTAGACATTTTAGAGTTAAAATCTGGATCTACTTCTATAAATCCTGACACCGTTTTACAACCATGTAAAACAGTTGTATGGTGTCTATTAAACATACTGCCAACATTAGAACAACTAATGCAAAAAACTTTATGCAAAATATAAAACAATACATGCCTAGTTTCTGATAAGTCTCTATGACTTTTTTTTGATTTTAAATCTTCAATAGTTACAGAATTAGAACTACATACGTAATTTATTAATTCATCTATTTTGTTATCCTCTCTTATATCTACATGATCAAAAGATGGTTTTATCCAGTAATTCATATTATATTGTTTTTGATTTATTAAATTTATAAACTCCATAAGTAGAGACATTTCCATATCTATTAGTAAACTTTCTGCTATTTGTTAAAATAGAATAGCCCTCTTTACGTAATAAATAAATCTTATCACTTAATCTAGTTACTCCATACTGCTCAATAGCTTCTATGCTTGTTATACTTCCAAAGTCTAATAAATGCTTTAATATTTCTTCTTTTTGATTTGTTGGTTTCATGTTTTTAGTTTTTAAAAGGGGCTTTTACACCCCTTATTTAATTAAAATAATTCTTTTTGTACCGCTTTTTCTCTAAACCTTTTATCGGCTTCTTGTACATTTAAAATAGCTTGTTTATAATAACTATCTTTTAATTCAATACCAATAGCCTTACGACCTAAAGAAACAGGACTAAAAACTTCGCTACCAACACCCATAAAAGGAGTAAATACAACTTCATTAGGATTAGAATATAGTTCAACTATTCTATCAATTACATCTAATTGCAAAGGGTGTACATGCTTTTCGTCATCCTCTTCTTTTGTTTGCTTAAATGGAAGTATATTATCTATTCTAATATCATCCCAAACACTAGAGGCGTAACGCTGCCAAATGTAATGGCTTAATTTATTGCTTTTTGGGTCTTTATGGTTTTTAAAAGTCTTATTTAGATAATCCCATAATTGAGCCTCGTTTAAATCTGAATCATTAGCATTATTCCAAGCTCTTAAAATATTTGGTAAAACTGGTATTTCTCCAGCATAATATTTTAACCCGTTTTCGTGTGTTACTGGCACTTCATTTTCTCCTTTCTTAGTAAATATTAATACATAATCAGGCATAGCAGTAAAACACTTAGTAGAATCTTCTACTATAAACTTATGCATTAAAGACTGGACCATAGTACGCATACGAACCTTTAAAGGCTCTTTCCATATTGTAATTCTATTACGATATTCAAATCCGTACTTTTCATGAAGCCTTATTATTTCGTGTGGAAAATCCCACAACCTACAAGTATTATCAAATACATCAGTACAATGAACAGCATTTATACGACCATTTTTAGTTATCCTAGCCATTTCTTTAATTAAGTACTCATACTGTTCTAAAAACTGTTCTTTGCTATCGCAGTTACTAAAATCTCTTTCACTACTTGAATAGTTATAAAGACCAGCAAAAGGAGGACTATAAACTGATAAATCAATACTTTCATCTGGCATAGTAGTTATTACTTCCATGCAATCACTATTATAAATTGAATAGTTTTCTTCGTGTGTTTGTTCTTTTGTCATCTTATAAAAATTTTGGTTTGTTAATTTCTTTATTAAATTCTTTTGTAACGTGTTCAAACGAATTATTTACATTATTAGTTAAATTAGTATGTAATTGAATAGCTTTTTGTGTTTTTTTCTGTAATGATTCTAACACCCTACTTTGACCATCACTAATAACCATGTCAATAGTTACATTATTTTGTTGACCAAAACGCCAAAAACGTCTAATTGCTTGATAGTATTGTTCGTATGAATAAGTAGGAAAAAATACTGAATGATTACAATGTTGCCAGTTTAAACCCATACCAGTCATTTTAGCCTTTGTAATAATTCTTTTAATTTTACCTTGTGCAAATGCTAATAATATTTCTTCTTTTTTCTCCATTGATTGACTACCTATAATTTCAACCGCCTCTGGATCTAATTCTTTTAATAGTTTGCTTTCTTCGTTTCTATTACACCAATAAACAGAAGTTTTACCAGCAGCCAACTCAACAGCCTTAATACATCTTTCTTTTATAGTTTGCTTTACTTCTTGCCTTACTTCATTAAATCCTTTAGCGGGTCTGTTAAACATTTCTATTTGACCGTCTATTTCTAATAATGAATTATTTTTTATAGTATGTGTATTTACTATTAATTCTGGCAAAATATATTTTTCATCACTAAAACCTAAATCGGATGGCATTTTTACCATTAACGCCCATTGATTAACCCATGCAAAAAAATCATTTTCTGCGTGTGGCTTTAAATACCACTTTTCTCCAGCGTGTTTAGGATCAATTGAGTTATTATTGTTCTTAAAGAATTTACCTAACATATCAGTATATCCCATGTATCCTAGTGCTTCCGAACTTGTACCCAATTCAATAAAATCATTAGGTGATGGCGTTGCAGTTGAAAGGAATCTATACGGTAACTTTTTTACAAATGATGTAATTTGATTCTTTATTTTACCGTCAAAGTTTTTTAATATACTACTTTCATCTAATACAACCCCTTTAAAATCTTCGCTATTAAAATAATGCAACCTTTCATAATTACAGATAACTATATTCTTTGAGTAATTACCATCTTTTGAGTATTCAATATCTGTAATACCCATCTTTTCAGCTTCTATAATAAATTGAAATGCAACAGCTAAAGGAGTAAGTATTAATACTTTTCCTTGTGTATGGTTTACTACATTTTGAGCTAAAGATAATTGTATTAAAGTCTTTCCTAATCCAGTATCAGCAAAAACAGCCATACGCCCCTTTTTACAAGCCCTAGTTATAATTTCCGTTTGAAAATCAAAAGCCATATTAGGAATGTAATTAGGCTCAAACCCAAAACTACCTAATAGATGTTTTTTTGTTTCTAAAAATTTTTTATATTCCATGTTTTTTTGTTTTTTTAAGGGGTCGAGATTCCTCATTCAGAGAGATGTTAATCTTTTTGGTCGGCTTAATTGCCTACTCAACCCCTATGATTATTTTGTAAATGTAATACATTTGTAATACAATACAAAGAAAGTTTAATTATTTTTAATAAAAATTTTCTATATTTTCTTTAACCATCTGATTATCAAACTTAAAAATATATTCAACGGCATCTAAAAAACGCTGAAATAAATCTTCAAAATCTTCTTGGTTCATTTTTGCAAAACTTATGCTCTTTGCTTCATAACATAATATTCCTAAATGATTTGTATAAGTTTCATAAAAACCAGCTTTTTTAGTTAATTCTTTTCTTAAATGATCTATATTATTATAAATCTCTTGATTCTCAAAAACTAAATTTATTAGAGCAAAGAATTTTTTATGAAAACCTATATTTCTAGGCTGTTTAATATCACAACTAACAATAGATCCAACTTTAATTTTCTTTAAAGAGTCATAATCTGAATTATTAGCAGGCAAATAAGATCCGTTACCTTGTTTAACTAAAAAAACTTTCATATCTAATTCAATTTAGTTTGTAATTCCATTAATTCAGCATCTTCTAATTTTGCTTTTCTGCTGCTGCTAAACCTATTTATTATTTCATTTTGTTTTATACTTATTATAGAGTAATATAAGAGTCTTTCAGATTGGTAAACATATAAACTATCAGTTCTTTTGTTTGAGGCTCTTAAATCGCAATTAAAACGCTCTAATTCTTTTTTCTGTTTAGTTTCGTATAGGCAGTATAAAATTAACACGCCTATAATTAAAACTAATATATCTTTATTTGTTTTCATATTTAAAATGATTTATTAATAATTGCCTAACATAAAATGAGTTTGTTACTTGCATCCTATCACATTCTTTACTTAATTGAATATGCAAATCTGTAGGAAGTCTTAAAGTTAATGCACTATCATTTGGATTCATTTCTGATAACACTTTTTTTAAATGTTTTTCATTTATTCCTTTTCCTATTTCTTCTGGTAACTTATTACCTTTAGCATCAGATTTTTTAAATTTATTTTTCATTATTTATGGTTTTTATCAAATTCGTAATTTCTTAATTCTTTTTTTGCCTTACTTACTTTTTTAACTAGATTAATATAGTTTTCATCTTGTTCTAATTCCTTGTTTTTTTGTCTAACTTCATTCAAAACAATTTGTTCCTTTAGTTCAAAATCAATACCGTTGTAAATTTCTTTAGTCATAAAACAATTACACCATTCTTCATTGTGTCTTAGTTCTTCAAAAAATTCTTTTGATCCTTTCATATCTATTTATTTTATTGTTTTTTAAAATCTTCACTTTCATCTTCCCCGAATACTCCTAACTCATAGAACCCTGTTAACTTTAAAACCGCTCTACTCATTGCCCTTTTTTCTGCCATCTCCATAACATACCAAGTAGTTGTATTGCCAACTTCTACCCATTTTTTGGTTTCTTGATCTTGTTTTTTACCCCCATATTTAGCACTTCCAAAAGTTTCAATAACTGCATTTTCTTTTTTCGCAGTTGCTTTAACAACACAAAAATCCTTTTCAACTTTTACAGCATCATAAGAAATAAATATATTCTCCTTTGCTTGTATTTTATCAACTCCTTGTCTAGTTATTATAAGATAATGCTTGTGCTTAAATACGTCATCTTGCGATAATTCATACTTTTTATACAGTTTGCCTAATTTTTCTCTATTCATCTTAATTATTATTTAATTCATCACTTAATAAATCAATTAGCTTAAATTCTACTAACTCTTTAATCTTTTTTAACTCTCTATCATTTATAGAAATTTCATTTTCATCAGAATCATAAGTTTTAAAATCCCAAAATTTTAAATTAGTTGGTGCAAAAATATTTTTACAATTAGTTTCTTCTTCCTCTTCTTCTATAATCTCTTCATCATAACTAAATTCAGTCTTAACAACAAAACCCTCAGTAAATAAACCATCAAATACAGCTGTTAAATTATTGCTTTCTAAGTTTAAATTTTCTATTTCTAATAATTCCATCTTTTTATTTATTTAATGCGTTATTAATAATTGTTATTATTACACTATCCTCTGCATGAGTATCTAATAATTGACTCTTTAATTGTT